CCTGCTGGAACAGTATTATCTCCTGCTGTAGTTCCACTTGTTAGTACTATTTCTTGATTACTAAAATCAACTAAATATTTTGAAGTATCTGTAGCAGGGTCATCAATAAATATAACTCCACCAGGTTGATATAAAGTATTTGTAGCACCACTTAATTGAACTTTTGCATTATATGGTTTAGCACTTAATGTATAAACCGAACCAGTATTATCTGTTCCAGTAATAAATTCTTCTTGTGCAAAAGTTTGTTGTCTTCCTCCAAGAATTTTTACTTCATTAAATATATCATTATCTGAAGTTTCAAATGAAGAATAAGTTATATTTGTATTATTGAATGTTTCTCCTGAAGACACATCATCTTTTGGTTTAAAATTTAAATCTTTATCTTCATCTATATAAAAATAATATCCTGCAACTTCAGCAACTTTTTGAAAAGCATCATATAAACTAACTCCATTAAAAGTAATTCTATCAATAGTTGTTATTGTTGTATCAACATTGACAAAAGTTATTCCTGTATCATATGCATTTTGTCTCATAAGACTTTTTATAATTTCACCTGCTTCAGTATTTTTAAATATTCTTGGAGAACAAATAATGTCTTGTAAAACTGCTCCATAATCTCTACCATCAATAACTATATATTCACTTTGTTCTTGTCCTCTAAAATTTATATTTTCAATAATTCCTCTAAATATACTTGTTGTAGCTGGATTAGTATCTAAATCTGCTTTTATAACCACATCATTATTTAAATTAAATGTGCTAGAATATTGTCCATTATAATTTTTTAGACGAATAGAAAAAGTACTTGTAGAATTATATGTACTTACTACTTTATTCACTTTAATTTCTTCTGCTTTATCATAATCAGTTCCATCTATTGTTACGATATTATAAATCATATTCTAATCACCCCTCTTAATTCAGTTTGTAATGAATTTGCAATGTCTTTTCCTGTAAGTCCATTTATATTTCCAATATATATAGTAGCTCCTCCCATTTCTCCAGGATTTTGTGTTGCTATTAATGTGTCATTTGGATGAGTTTCAATTACTTCACCATTTGGTCTAATTATCGCATCTCCTACAGATGTTGTTTTTCCAAATACATCATATGCTAATTTTGCACCACCATATCCAGGAATAAGATATTGTCCTATTCCTCCTAATCTAGATGATAATTTTTCTTTACTAGTTAATTCATCTCTTGCAGATGCTGCTCTTCCATAATTTCTAATTAAATCATTTGTTTTTTCAATTATTTTATCTATACTCTTTTCTTCTTCATCATATCCTTCTTCTTTTACATCTTGAATAAACCCAAATGCTATTCCTGCATTAGAATATGACTCACTTATTTTTGCATAATCATTTAATAATCCACCTTTTCCTGCTTCACCTAATCTTTTTCTTTCATCATCAATTAATTTAAATCTTTCTTCTTGTTGATATCTAAAAGCTCTAAAATTTGTTACTTCTAATTCTCCTTTATTTTCTAAATCAACAGCATTTTTTGCTGCTTGAATTTCTCTTTTATTTTCATATAAATCAGATTCTAATCTCATAATTTTTAAATTATTTTCTTCTTTTTCTAATAATTCTTCTATATCATATCCTTTTGCTTCACGTAATTCTAATTGTCTAATAACTTCTTTTTGCTGTGCTATTTCTAAAGATTTAGCTCTTTCTCCACTAAAAGTTACATCTTTAAGGTCAAGAAGAAGATTTACTTGGTCTTTTATAAGAGTATTTGCTGCTTCAATTTGTGATGATAAATCTTTTTGTACACTATCAAGTTCGCTCATTTGGTCTTGAACTTCTTTATATGCTCCAACTACATCTACAGCTTCATCAAAACTTCTTTCCATTGCTTCATTTACAGCTGTTTGACCACTTACATAATCTACATATTTAAGAATAACATTACCAAGTTTTTCTTTTAAATTTTCCCAAGACGCTGTAACTCTTTGTATTTTTTCTTCATGTGTTTCCAGCATAAAATTTTGTGCAGCTATTATTCCTGTACTTTCTTTTATAATTGCATTTGAAAGAGCTTCCTTTGCATATAAATTTCTTACTTCATCAGCAGTTATTCCTAATGTCGTAGCATATTCACCATAAACTTTATCTAAATCTAAAATTATACCTAAATTATCTAGAATCATTCTTGATTGTCTACCAATTCCTATTGCCAAATCATTAAATGCTTCACTTGCTGTTCTACCAAACATTTTAGAACGAGCAGCAGCCACTTGTAATAATCCTGGAATATCGTCTTTTTGAATGCCTAATGCTAGTGCAGCATTAGCATTACTCACTAATTCAAAATCGGAAATCATTCCTCTTGATGCATTTCTCATCTCTTCTAGCATTGTGTCTGCTGTATCACCTAATATTAAATTAAATGATTGCATTGCAGTTTCAGCTTTAAGTGCTTGTTTTACAGCTGCTGTACCAAAACCAATTGCTGCCCCAGCTAATGCTGCATAACCAATTCCCATTCCTTTAACTGCAGACCCTAATCTTTTAAATCCACTTTGTTGCTGAGCCATATCTTTATCTAACTTATTAAAGTTTTTACTATATTGGTCAACTGCTTTTATCACAATACTTATAGTTGCACCAGCTGCTGCCCCACCTAATATATTTCCTATACCCATTATCTTTTCTTATTCCTCATTCTATTCACTTTGTTTTGCTCTCTCCTTTTCTTATTTATAAATCGGAAAACAGAATCTCTTTCGTAAAGTGTTAAATTATAAACTGTGTCTAAACTCCAATTGAAATATTGACATATTTCTAAATCATTATTTATTCGTTTATTTCTGCTTCCGAATCCTGAAAATCTTCATTCAACTCTGTGTAAACTTTCCAAATCTTCTGTCCGTCTTTTTTAGAAAGATTATTAATTTCTTCGTCTGTCAAACTCGTTGCTACACTTAACATTGCTGGAGCATAACCAATTAATTTTATTTTTTCACTTATCTCTGGTTTAAATGTATCAACAAATTTAACTTCATTTACTGTAATCTTCTTTCCTTTCACTTCTACAATTTTTTCTTCCATTTTTCCTCCTTACATACTTTATTTTATATCCTCTGAAAAATTAAATTGAGGACAATCATAAATAATTACCACGCATTATACAATACTGTTGAATCAAATGCACTTCCAGTCACATGACTTGGTACAAATGTTAAACTTTGTTCTTGAACTCCTTCCATTGTTGATGGTATTGACATATCAGTCATTTTACATCCACTCAATGTAAGATATAAACTTCCTGCTGTTCCTAAAACGCTTAATTCAGCATTAAATTTACTTCCTGCAATATAATAACTTTCATAAAATGTTCTTGCATTGCCTTCATCCATGCTTAATGTTGATGTAACTTCATAATCTCTATTCATTGGTAACAACTCATCAGCAATTCTTGAACCATTCAGATACATTCCTCTTTCTAAATTATTATTTATATTAAATTTTATATCTTTTGCATTTCCTATTAAAGTTCCATTTGGAATTTCTAATTTCACATTATTAAACACATATGGTTTTGTAGTAGTTGGTGTTAAAGCAACTATTGCTCCTGAAGTCAATGTTGATTCTTGAGCTATATATCCTACTTCACAATTTACAACTTCACCCATAGACGCACTTAATGAATAACTATCAATCATTCCACCAATAGTTGTTCTTATAAAATTACTTCCTGCATGTCCTAAATTTTTAGAATCTTCTACTGTAAATGATTCTAATGGTTGTGCATTCCCATGAACTTCATCATCAGAATTTGTTTCTTGAAAAACATGTATAATTCCTGTTGCTGTTCCACTAATATCATTAATACTACCAATAGCAAATCCTAACATTTTCCAGTCTTGTGGATAATAACTTATAGTTCCATTCCACTCTTTTACACCTTCTGTAAAATCATCTACATTTCTATCTGTTGAACCTTGATAACGAATTTGATTTACATTCATATTTGGTTCTAAAGAATGGTCTTGTACTAATCCTAACCATTGTAACGTACCAGAAACACTTCCATAAGTACCTGATTCATATTTGAACGCAGTCCTATTTTGGTCTCCTATATACTTCATATTTTAATCATCCCCCTTTGCATTTTTATAAATATTAATTAATTAAAATTAAAAATCTAACCTCCATAACCTTTGATTGTATTCCAGCTTCACCTGATTCATCAATATTCACAACAGACATTAAAGTAAAATCATGTAAATTTGAATCTGCTAATCCTGTATCAGAATCTAATTGATTTGTTCTTAAATATTGATAAATATCTTGAAATATTTCATCACGCTCTTTAACATTTCTTGCCCAAACTCTAATTTCAACATCAATAGTTATTATGGTTCCTTCACTCGCCATTCCTAATCTTGAAGGTTGTATAATTCCTCTATCTGTAACAGAAATCATAGGATATATTACATCTTTTTTTGGATAACTTGTATAAACTCTACTATTAATTGAAGAAATATTTGCTTTTAATTTATCACGAATTAAAATTATTGTGTCTGATAAGAATGTTGCTGAATTTATATTTGTTACTGACATTTGTTTCTCTCGCTTGAGTTTAGTATAAGTATCGCTTTACTTATATTAGAATTAATGTTTTTTTATTTTTAAATTAATTATTTTAAATTATATAATTATTATATGTTTTTCAACATCTTTCCTTTTATTTCAGCATCAATAATAGTTTTCACTTTCATTTGATTTCGTGTTTTTGTATTACCAAAATGTCTTCTAGGAGCCATTTTACTTGTCCCATATTCTAAATTCTTTGCATAAGGAACTTTTGATTCAACTTTTCCTTTTGCTTTTCCTGTTTTAATAAATTCTACACTATTGACAAATCGTCCTGTATCTACAGATTTATGTTCTGCTCTATTCCCCATAATACTTTCTTTTACTTCCTCTTGAATATAAGTTCCTGCTCTTACCACTCCTAAATCTGCTCCTGCTGCAATCTGCTTACCTTTAGCACGAAGCATTCTTGTAACTTCTGCAATTCCTAAAACTTCTACTTGAACAGCATTTCCTTTTGTTCCAGTTACGCTAACCATTAATTATAATCCTCGTAAACTTTTATTTGTAATGAATGGTCTGATGGTAATGTCATTCTACTTCCCGT